ATGATTGAATTTGTCTTTTAAGCAATCGGCCTAGCATTATTTACCTCTGTTTTCCAAAGCAATACCAAATAAAACTAAAAATGCACCTGATAATATTACCGCTATTAGTGGGTTAATTGTTGCGACACCTGCAACTATTACTAAAGAACCCATTATTTGTAAAACTGATGATATGTATTTCATTAGTATATTTTACTCCTTGCAACCGGCTGATCTTCTATTTTTGTTACCACTCCGTAGCGTGCCAGTGTAACCGCTACTAGTGGTGTGATGTTAGTTGTGCTTTGGCGATTCCATGCCCAGGAATCACCCAATGGCCGTTTAGTTGAACCCATAATGGCTGTCTTTAAATTAGGATCATCTAAATGGGTAATAGTTTTGGCTTGCACTGCATCATAGAATGAACCACATGCCCGGGCATAATCACGCAAGTGAATAGACATAACGCCTATATCTTGCTTTTCTAATTCTGATATAAGTGATGCGGCTGGTGATCCAGTATCAATTACCACCTTTGTGTTATATCTCTTACATAACTCAACTAAGCGTGGCAATACCCATGATGTGCCTTCTTTACATTCAATCAATTCAACCGGCGTAAAATCTCTTACTAAGCCTGATGCACCAATAGAAGCCTTATCACGCTCACGCGATATGTCCACACCAAATACAATTTGATTGCCTATGGCAATATCTGTTCTAGCCAAAGAATCCCACAATTCAGTATTGATCACCTGTACTGCATCCCTTGATGGCCATACATTCAACCATTCCTTTGTAAATATCTCAGGGCTGTTAGTTGTCGCCGCTTCTTTTACTGCATCTAACAATACGCCTTTTTCTTCATGCAATGAAGGTATGGCCTGATACCACACTTCTTGATCCATATAATCAAAATCATCTGTTGCCGGACACCATTCAAACCATGCCAGTTTGTTTTGCGGTTCGGCTATTTCGCGGTGGCCTATCTCCCGGTAATGCTCTAATAACTCAGATTCTCCAGGTCTGCCGGCATTAGATAGAATCCATAATTGACCATTGCGTTTAGTTGCAAGGGTTGGTTGTAAATTAGCAATTAGTGATAGTGGATGTGTTAATGCTTCATCAATAACCATAAGATTCAAACTAAGGCCGCGTGCGCCTTTGTCATTAGGTGTAACAATTCCATAAGTTGATCCATTACGCATGTATATCTTTTCACTACCATTAACCCTAGATACCCTAGCAATGCGTTTAGCAAACTTAGGTGACATCTGAAAACTTAATAAATGTTCTTCCCACTTACTCTTAGCCATATTACGATCCTGGGCTGTATAGGCAACATGTCTTTTAGGTTGTAATAGTTCATAAGCAATACGCGTTTCAATAAGTTTGCTTTTACCATTCTGCCTGCCTACCTGAGCGCACACTGACCTGTACTTGTATAACCCAGTTGCATCTTTTTCTAAACCTACATCTGCCACATAGCGTTGCCAATCAAATAAATCAAAACCTAATAAGTTTGCTACCTGGGCTAATTTATCGCCATCTGTTTCACACGCTTCATCTCTTAATGATGCCCATCTAGGCGTACATAAGGATTTATTCAAATATATCATCCTCATCAGGTAGTGCACATGAATCCCATATTTCACGCAACTCTTTAGATATGGATGGAATGGTATGACCACCTTTACCGGATTCTTCAATGCGATCCCAGGCGCGTGCTAAACCTAATAACATCTCACGCTTAACATCATCAATATCATTACGGCCTTGCAATGATTTGACCATAGCGGCAGTGTGCCGGCCTAACTTCTTCTTAGGCTTACCACTTGCGACTATTTTTAATTGCTTTGCGTTTTGCATTTCCATATTTAGCCCCCCTTGAATAATTACAACTTGAACATGCTGGTCTTAATGAACCCACCCAAAGTTCCGGTGACGGAAAGGAATCAATGGGTGGTTCATGGTCTAGCGTGGTTGCGACAACTTTTTTACAGTAAAAACATTTTGGTTTTTGAGCCAAAACCATTTCTCTAATTTTTTTATAATTTCCATTATATTTTCTACTTTTTAAAGTTTTCATTTTTAATTCTGTTTTTTTCTGCACAATTTTGGATGCGCCGGGGAGAGAGAAAACGCGAACGGCGGCGTATTACAGACGCGCTCAAAATGGGAAAAAACAGCCATTTAATTTAATCTACCTTGCTAACCAAAACATGCAGTGTGCCTGATCCACCACTGGTAACAACCCACAAATCTTCACCTTCTTGCAATGACAACCTAACTTCATCACCATTATCCATGATGTAACCATTGCTTGATGTAACGCCACTGTTACCTATAAACACTTCATGCTTAGCGTGCAACAGCACATCTCTTTGTACATTATCAACGCTTACAATTGATTGACTTGTACCTGTTACTGTTACTTGGCTAGTTATTATCGCCATTGATCTGTTCCTCACTCTGTAGCCTTGCACGCCTAAAGCGTTCAAAGTCTTTGTGCTGTTTAGCACCTATCCACATCTTGCGTTGATGTTCCATCTGTACGCCAGTATGTGCATATAGTTTATACCCAAAACTCTTAGCCCTTATGCAGAACAACAAGTCCTCACCAACCCATTCATGATGCAATGGCATATCCTGGTAGAAGCACCACTTATCACCTTGATGTGTCTTATCGGCTTCTTTAACAAACCTTTCAAATACTGATCTATGTATGATTATTGCGCCAGTACCGGCCGCATCTACTTCAATCACACTATCTTCTTCATAGTCATGTACTGCATACAATCCGTTATCACTACCTAACTTAAATATGCAAGGTACTGGTTCTAAGTACAACTCACCGACTTCCCATCCACCATGTACTACACCTGACACAATAGGCCGTTCATCCTTATCGGCTGCCGCTACTAACTTTTTGAAATGATCTACTGTAAACCTTTGATCTGTATCTATCTGTAATAGCCAATCATCTGTTGTCTTTTCTAAAAAGGTTGCCACAATCTGATTGCGTAACCTACTGATAACACCTGATCCTTGCAGGCTAATAAACTGCCCTAATTGTTTTTGTGATCTAGCCACATCCAATATGCTGGTCATAAAATCTGTTACTACATACCCAGGTGATGTAACCCCAATTGTAATTTTCTCTGTATCTTTCAATGCCACCCCCTCTTCTTAAAATGATCCCATGCCTTGCAGGCGTTAGGTATTCCATTGGCTTTATCAACCCATCCATACCGGTGGCCAATATAACGCTTGCCCCATTCAATTTGTTTTATGCCACCCACTGTTTTTAAATATTCTGATCTGCCCTGGGGTATGCCTGCGTGTGAACCATTGCGTGCCAGTGGATTAAATCGGCTTTCATGGTGGTATAAATCTATTAGGCAGTAAGCCTGATCTATATCATTGATTTGTGTAACTATGTATTGCTTATAGTGTTTTGGTTTATAGTGGGGTAACCCAAAAGCGTGTTGTATATTTATCAATAATATTATTAAAACTATTAAAACTGTTTTTAGGGTTTTATTGGATACCCTGGTAACTAGATTTTGTGATGCCCCCCCCAGACCCCCCCCACGGCTGGATGCCTGGATTGGCTGAGAGGATGGCAATTGAATACCCTGTATAACTGAGTTTCGCTTAGCCCCCTGGGATAAAAGATACAACATAAATACCAACTTTCAAATCTAGTCTAAAATGCGGCGTGTTTAGCCTTATCTAATAACTTACAAGTAAAGCACGGATCATCTCTCATAATCCATGCCCCACACTGATTACATCTGATTGGTTCGTTCATGCGCTCTTTCCAATAACAGATCAACCATCTCTAAAAATGGCCGACAATGCCTTTTACTAGTCATGTAAAACCTATCCTCAATATCCCTTTGTGCATCATAAAAGGTTGTGATTGTCCAGTATTGCTTAGTTGCCGTTGGAATTACAAAGATACCCCTGGTAATTTGACTAATTATTACATAAGCCCAGGGTTTGATTACCTTAGAATCATATCCATGTACTGTATCTACAATCAATGGATTATGTGGGAAGTCATCAGCATTTCTAAATGACCTGCTAGAACTTTTAATTTCTAGCACTAAATCATCTATAACAATATCCTTTTCATTTAAGGTTTTATTGATTCTTTCATCATAGGTAGCCGCCATACTAAATTCAGGTACTACTACATTTGGCACGCCAAAGGTTTGCAATAAATCGGCTACATAAAGATTAAAACCATGTCCTTCACGCATAGCCGTTTCATAATTAAACTTTGCCATTGATGCACCCACAACTCACACACTCTTTGTAACCATGTTGTGTATAAAATCTTGCATCATTGCAGTAGTAACACTTTTCAATATCCGGTATTAAATCTACTTCAATACCTGCATCAGTAAATGTAGCCCTAACCCCATGCTTATCAATGATCTCCATATCACCCATTGTTAGCACCTGGGTAGAACCACTTGCCATCTTTACTCATGGTTGCCCACTTAGCCGGGCATCCTTTAGGACATGTATATCCGTAGTAGGGCGTGCCACGACCCTTTGCAATTCCGGTTTTAAGAATCATTTGGCCATGTTCACAATATTGAATTGCAGGTACATCTGATGCAACTGCATCAACCACTTGTTCTAAATTCATAGGTACTGGATCAACGCTTGGCTTTTCATCTTCAGCGAATCGCTCACGCAATACCCTTTCCATCAATGCTGACTTGCTACCAGGTCTGCCATAGATTGCCTTTACAGATTCTTCTTTTACTGGCCTTGATAACAATTCTTCATTTAACTTTTCAGTAGGTGTAACTGCCCAGGGTTGCCTTTCTTTAGCCGCTATAACTTCTTGCTTTGATGCAACTCTTTTAGTTGCAGATTTCATGGCTGCGACAATAGCCCGACCCCATGCACTGGTTTCACATATCATAAGTTCACTGCCGGCGGTCATGCCTTTACCTGGAATTTGTTCCCAGGCAACTGCAACTCCAGGGCGAACATCATGTGGATCGCGGTAGCAGGCGGCTGTATAAACCACATAGGTTTTACCTTCTACCTGCACAATGTCATAAGGCTTATTCGGATTGTATGGTTGCAATGATGCTTCCGGATACGCTTCTTTCAATTGGGCTATGCGTTCAGCCACATCAACATAATCATTCATGTTCATTATTTGTTTTCCCTATCCCAAAGGCTTACAACCTTTTCCATTAAATAATCATTGTCCTGTTGTAATTGTTTTGCACGCAACACTGGATGATTAGTTGTTGGATAATCGGTAACTGTAAATTTTTGTACCTTAACAGTTGATTGTCTTGTATCGGCACTGCCGCGTTTATAGCCACTCTTAAATCCTTTATCGTAGCCATTTTCTACTGCAATGATCCAGGTTGCCATTAACATCAACCCAACCAATGCAAACAATATGATGGTAATTAACCACCCTAATATTTCATAGTTCATATTTCACCGCTTCCTTGAACTTGTCTAACCAATAGGCTTCAACCATTTTGGCTGATAGCCTTCCTCTGATCTGCCTAGCACCAATAGCCTTTTTGGCGTGTTGGCGGATCAGGGAAGCCTTTACAAAGTGCTTACGCTTTTCATCAACATAAGCACCGGATTGTTTATCGTATTTAACTAATTCCAACTCATCACCTGTTCTAATTCAGCCGGCAATTCAACCGGATCAACATCATTGATTACCTGATAGATAGAACCATTTGGATGTATAGATGGTGGTAACACCACATAACCCTTATGTTTAATATCTATACCCGGTATTAGTTTGCCTTTAAATTGCTTGCTCTTATCAGCCAAATAATAAAAGTGAAATCCATTATCTGTTTTAACTGTATGGGTATTAGATGTAACGCATATCCGGCGATACTGTTCCCATAGGGTTCTTGATGAGATATTGCGTATATCAAAATCCAACACAACTAGATTTGATTGCACAATGGCTAGGCCAATGTTTAAATCCGGATCATCTTTAAACCACTTTTTAACCAATGATTTTTTGTTACTGGCATCAAGATAACCATGCCGTAAAAACTTACATGGCTCTTTAGATTGTGGCTTCAATGGCATTACAAACCAACCCTTTTCAATATAGGCTAAGGCGTTCATGCGTACACCCATGATCCGCGATAGTTGGTTGTAAAGCAATACTGACCAACAGCGTTATCAAATGAGATGCTAAAGTCATATTTATTTTGCTTTAAAAACTCAGTAGCCAATATTACCGAAGCATAATTTTCTACCCAGTAAATAAATAAATGTGACCAACAGATTGAATCTTCAAACCTATCTCTTTGACTTAGCCAATCCGGTTCAGTTGCCCATTCCATTTGTGCATCAGTTAAGGCTTCAAATTGATTCTTTGTAATTTTCATTAGTGGTTCACCTTCTGATTGTGTACATATTCAGCCAATAAACCAAACAATTTAGATTTTAATCTACGCACTGCATCATCAGGTGTTTTGCCAAATGATGTGAACTCACCTAATACATTTGATGTAGATGCAACATAATAATCTTCATCTTTCAAATATCTAAAATCAATCTTGGTCTGTAACACACTTTCAATTGTTGTAAGCATTATGCAATCCTTCTTACATTTGGATAATAACCGGCAACAATGTCATTTTCTATATGTGTTATGACTTGTAATGGATATGAGTACCATTTAGTCATATCAAATTTTTGTGTATAACCATTTTTGACAACTTCATAACTAACATCATTTAAAACCATTATGGTTATTGTTTTTAAACTATTTTGAAATATTGCCATGATGTCAGGCTTTGGTGTCATGTCATTTGTAACTTGTACTTTCATAATTAACCCCTTCCGGTCAATTGCGTTTGTAAAAGCAATTAAACACCCAGGGTATGACAATTACAAGGCTATATGCCGTGTTTTATTAAAATGTGGTGTAGATCACCCAAAGGCCTTACCCATAGCCGTGAATGACCCATCCGCATTAAATGGAATCATCTCCACGCTTACATTGCCACGCTTAACATGTATGATGACCGCGCCAGCCTGCCAGTTTGCATAGCCTCTAATGCCCAAATAAGCCATTTTCTTCATTGAGCAGGTGTGACCACACTCTACCCCTACTAAAACACGCTCTAAACGGCCATTAAAGGCTTCTGAATGGCATTGGTAGCCCATCCTATGAGTATGCCCCGACACTACTCCGCGACCCCACCTTTTCGCTATGTTCAACGCCGTGCCGCCGCCTGCCCTAGATATTGTGCCTTCATCCCCATGACATAGAACTAGGTTAGTGCCAGGGATCGGGTAAGCCTGCTTCGCGTAATAAATTCCTAGATCATCAAAATTCATAAATTTGGCATACTGCAATTCCGGCAGATTCATCAATCCTGGAATCCTGGCTACCGCTTTGTATAAGCGATCTGAGTGGTTTGATCTACTAACCACATCTGTTTTTAGATCATACAAAATATCCTGACATGTGGCGCGATCTTCATTAAGGGTTTGCATAAAAGATTCTGCCCGGCCTTCACTGAATCTACTGATGGTATTAAAATCCATTTCATCACCAACATTTAGTACCAGGTCAAACTTAAAAGCCTTAACTAATTTTTTTAGATTGACTATGGCTTCTGTAAATTGAAATGGTACTTGGAGATCACTGATCACTAAATATTTTGCGTTAAATGTTTTATCGCGTTGTTTAATCATCATCCTCATCTTCTGTTGGATCAATTCGGGGAATGATCTCAGTTGGTTTATTGTTCGGATTGACCCAATCAGGTAGTGATGCACCTGGTTCTGTTATTAACCAAAATGCAACATCACTACTAAAGCCGGCCGCTTTGGCCGCCCTGTACATTTCGTTTAATGTGATGTAATGATTTTCTAATTTGTTCAACGCATCAGCCTTGCCTGGTGTACGCCGTTTGCGCTTAGTTACTTTTCGGGGTTTTTTAGTAGCCATAGTGTGCCTAATTTTAGATCAAACTATTCCACGGATGGCTCGCTCAACGCCTTCTTCCAAAGTTATTTTTGGCGTGTAGTAGTCGCTCATCATGGTTGGATCGCCTACCCGGTAAGGCACGCCTGCCGGTTTATCGGTCAATATCTTGAATCTATTGGCTGATGTCTTTTCATATCCCAGGATATTCATTGCTATTTTGGCTAATTCTAAGAATGTTGTAGGCCTGCCTGTACAAAGATTAACAGTTTGATTGCAGTTACTTTTAACCATCTCTACAACTGCATCAACTACATCATCAATATGAATAAAATCCCGGGTAGTAGTTGCCTTACCCCAAATATTGAATGGATTAGCGTTCATAATCGCACGCTGAATAATTGATGGGAATGGGTAATCTAAATCTTGATCCGTGCCATATCCGCTAAATGGTCTAAGGGTTAATACCTTTGTGCCTTCTTCGCGTAAGTAATTCATAAGCATTTCACCGGTTAATTTTGTCCAGCCATAGGTCATATCCGGCTTACCTATTTTGTTAAAATTTATATCCTTTTCTTTTAACTTCTTCTTTTTTGCCAGGGTTTGTAAATCAACTGGGTAAGCGGCTGATGATGAGAAGTACACAACATAAGGCTGTTTAGTTCGCATAGCCCAGGTGGCAAACTCAGCATCAATGGCTAGATCAACGGCTAAAGCCAATGGTTCATTTTCAATCATCATACGGCCACCAACTAATGCGGCTAGATGTATTACTAGATCGTATTGCTTATTCTCTAGTTGAAAAAATTTACGACAATCAACACCGGCTTTTAGATCAACTAGAGTTAGATTAGCGTTAGGTAATGCACGCCTAAAGGCGCGGCCAACAAAGCCATGTGATCCAGTAATCAGTATGTTCATCTATATTTTCTTACCAACTCTGCATAATCCGCGCTTGCTAAATATTGTTGCAGTGCTAGTAAATCTTTTTCATACCACTTAGGTTGATTAACCCTGGCATAGCCTTCATCCATCTCAGCCTTGCCTGCTACTGGATGTAGATGCTCAATGATTACATCAGGTAAATATTTTAAGTAATTTAAATCTAATCCTAATTGCTTTACAAAGTTATCAAAGAATAGATGTACGCAACCTGGGAATGTCATGCCCTGTAATTCAACTACTAAATCCCTGCTCATACCAAAGGCTGTTGGTAGGTTTGCGCCTTGCAATAAATCATCACCATAAACAATGCCGGTGTTAATGCCTAACGCTTGAATAAAGGCTTGATCCCAGTTTTGGGTTCTAGGTAGGTGATCATCACCCATGAAAACAAAATAATCATATAAAGGATAGTTAGAAAAATCCAAAAGATAAATTGCACCGGTATTAAGAGAGTTAGCACAACCACCTGTTTTATTGTCGGCAGGTAGTAATCGTAGATTTTTGTTTTTAGCATATTCATCCCATTTCGGATCATCATTATCAATTACAAAATAAAGATCGGCTTCTGTATTAGTATCTTTAAAGGCTTTGGCCAGGCGATCCGCATTTTCAGGCCTGCCCCTACTGGGTACAACCACGCACATCTTCATGGCCATAGGGTAGGGGATAAGGCTGACTTACTTCCTAGATATAAGGATTTCGTATAGCGTGTCTATTTTTTCCTCAATGCGTGATACCCGGCCTTCTAAGTTATGCCGGCCATTATTGTCAGGCTTTAACTCACTTAGATAGTGTTTAGTTAGCCAACGCACTGATGCCACTAGCGAACCAACAATTGTTACAGTTGATACTGCTAGTGCAAGGATGTCATTCATAGTCATTTACTATTGATGCCGAACTTGTCATCTTTAGGATCAAAATAGCGTGCCAAAGGTGCAACAATCGCACCGGCAAGAACGGCATACTCAGGTGACCAATCGGCAACCAAAGCCAATGCAGTTGTAATAGTTGCGGCGGCAAGGCTTCTTAGATAAGACTTTAGTATTTCTTTTTTCTTATTATCTAACTTCATTTTAATCCTAACTCTTTTATTTTTTGTTTAACTTCATTTTGATCTAACGCAATCTCAAAGTGCATATCATCTTTACGCCGTTTGTAATTGCCGCCCCAGGTCAAACCATATTTAGTTATGAGTAGGTTAATTGTATTACGCTGATCCTTATTAAATGTATTTGACTTGCCCAAAGGATGTTTAATTGCATTTAAATCTATGGCCGTGCCGGATGCGTGATTACTTAAAATTCTATTTGATCCCCGGGTTTGCCTAAAGGCATAACCCCAATCATCTAATTGGCCTTCATCTATTGGTTCAACTAAATCATGGAAATCTTTAGCAAAACTTACCAGGATTGGCGCAACGGCTTTGGCACATGCAAACCTAATCTTTGTGCCTGGCACTGTAAAAGTTTCAATGCCTAATGCCTTGCGATCTTCACTAGCAGGCCAACCATTAGGGCTGGTAAGTTCTCTAATTGTTGCCATTTAATTATTTTAAACAATCCCCCAAGATTGTGCTATAAACCTAAAGCCCGAAGGTCATCAGTAGTTAAACCTAACGCTGCTAATTTGCCTTCGGCTGCGGCTTTGGCTTGCGCTTTTGCAGAGGCTTCGGTTTTTCTTGCTAATTCGGCTGTTTCATCAATTTTTTGCTGATCTTTTTCAGCCTTATTTAATTCACGCTCTATTGTTTCGCCAGTTTCGCAATTGATAATTAGTTTAGTCATTATGATATACCATACAATCTAATAGAAGTATTTGTTGCGTTTGACAATGTGCCAGCACCTGACGATCTAACAACATCTATTGATGAAATGGCGCTTGTGCTGTTAAAAGTACCAATACACATACCACCCCTTCTTTCTGATAAGAAAGTTAATAAACCACCTGTTTGATAATCATACCTTTTAAGTTTAGAGGCGCTTGCGTAATTATATATGCGCAAAGTTCCTGCCCATCTATCAGCCAAATCTGATGGATCGGTGTATGCCATTGCTAAATT